CAAACGCCATACGTTCCCGAGATGGTCATCGATCCACGAAGCTGCGGCTTAGCTTGGTTCGTTACGTTATAAATGGAGATCGTCTTCGTGGTCCCGCCGCCACCAATCGCGTAGGTATTGCCGTTGTGGGTAATCATGAAGGCATTGAGCATCTTCTGGTTTCCAGAAACCGCCGCTGACTGCGTTAGGTACTGAAAGGGCGCATTGTTCGGCTTTTCTAAATCGTTAACAATAAAGCTTCCGCCTGCGCCTAGAACTCCATTTTGTTCTGCCGAAACTGCAGAAGGAGCCGGGACAGCTCCCGCCAATCCACCCGTGCCAGTGTCCCCCGTAAAATTATTTATCGAAAACACACCCGCCGTATCGAGCAGTGGAAGCGTCGCGGACACGGCGGCCTGCGCGCGTGCATTCGTGAAATAGAGGTTAGTGCCTTCAGCTAAATTCGTTGTGCTCTTTGCACCAAAAGCGGTATCAAATCTCGCTTGCGTATAGTAGAGATTCGTATTTTCTGTGACTTGAGAAGTATTGTAGTCTCCGGAAGTAGCGGCTACTGTTCCCGTTCTACCGAATACGCTTTGCACTGGCGCTGCGGCGCTTGCTCTAGCATTCGTATAGTAGAGGTTTGTTCCTTCGGCTAGATCCGTAGTGCTTTTCCCGCCGAACGCGGTATTGAAGCGGGCCGCAGTATAGTAAAGGTTGGCTCCTTCCGCTAAATCAGTAGTGCTTTTCGCGCCGAAAGCGGCATCAAAACGTGCTTGCGTATAATATAAGTTGGTGACTTCCGGAACTACGCCGCTGTTAAGCGTGGCGAGCGATCCGTCGCCTCGCACATATTGAAGGGTTGTCCCTACAAAAACGGCTTGTTTTCCGTCGAGTGCCGATTGCAGGTCGGTCTGGCTGGAAAGCGTACCCGTGATTCCTCCCCAGCTCGCGGCTCCCACTCCTGCCGGTATCTGCGCAACGGGAACTTTTCCAGTTCCGTCGAGCGTAGCAACTCCATTTGCGGCGCCTTTTTCGGAAGAAGAAATGCCGCTGCCAAGATCCACGGCATGTGCTAGCGGCGTAAAAAGTAAAAGCAAAAGAAGTATTGTTTTATTCATTTTTTACCATCGCCGTTGCATTGAGAACACCCGTTCCGCTCGAAGGAGTCCAAACCATGCGCAACCATTTGTAGCCCATATTGGAAATATTGTAGATAAAGTTGCCCGCAGCGGCGATTGCCTGCGAACTACCCGCGTAGACTGTCCAATTTGCAACTAGAGAATTTGGGTCTCCCCCGAGTGCAATGATGTCGTTGGAAAGTTCTAGGGTAAGGTTGCCAACCGGTGCGCCGGTATATATGGCTTGGATAGATCCGAGATCAATTTCCCCGAGGTCTAGGACTTCACTATGAAGGATGCCCGACATATCCCCGGCAGTTAAAATTTTTGACTGACTCGATGGCATGATGTCTCCTTAAATTACGTCCCAAAAACCCGCTGCTCGGCAAACAAGCGAATATGATTTTCCCTGATAATTGAGTAGCGCAGAGGCCGCAGTTACGGTGGATAGAATAACGTCCGAACCATTCACCGCGATGGTAATTGCATTCGCCGAAACATCCACTTTTTTAATTTGGAAAATCTGGCCGACTGCCGCGAGATTTGCGGCGGGTAAATTCACAACAAAAGCGCCTCCCGTAGCGTCGCAGGGGATGTATTGCGCATCGACCGGAGCGCCAACCGCGAGAGTGGTCGTGCTCGAGGCCGGATTTACTGTCGCGCCGCTCGATCCTCCTCCGCTACCGCCCGAGGCCGGAACTGCGACCAGCCCATCCCCTGTCGCGTTTATCCCAAGAAGATAATTCGCTGGAAGAAGAACGGGCAAAGTAGGATCGAAAGTGGCAACAAAACCATCCGCCAATCCTATTGCGCGCGAAGCCAAATCTCGCAACCGCTGGATGAGAAGTACCGCTTTATCAACCGTCGTCTCGAGCGTGCCCGCTGGCATTGGATCGTTATCCGTCCAATGCGTCCCTTGCGTTTCCGGTGGATCGCGGTACAGAGTGAGCGTTTTTCCAGCAGCAGGGGCAACTATCGCGGTGATGCTCGCGCCCCCTGGATACGCGCCATTTATCTGAGAACCGCTGAAAGCGAGAGTATAGTCCGTGTTCAATATCCAAGGAGTCGGAACACCGGTCGCGTTGTCGGTCAACAGAACTTTTAAATCGGTATTGAGGATCAAATAATCAGCGAAGGCGAAAACCGTCGTCGCGCCATTTCCGGCGTAAAGAATGCGATTTATCGTGCTACTTACCGCCATTGAATCCTCTTTTCCTTATTCTGAGACCCCAGGTGCATTTTGTAAACCTTTTGCCATTTCATCGCGCTGTTCAACCATTCCTGTTGCCGTTTGAATCATTTGAATCATCGTCCAATCCGTAAGCTGCCGCTTATCGTGCGGAGTCATTCCAGGATCTTTTAGAATCATGTGCGTGAAAGTATTCATTTTCATTATGGCCTCGTGTGGCTTGTCGAGCGGAATTAGGTTCGCTTGAGTTTCGGGTCGCTGCATGAACTTATCTAAATTCGTCATATCTCCACGCTTCTCGAGCTGGGCGATGGTGTTTTTGGTCTGCAAATAGGCGTCATATCTAGAGAAAAAATCCTGAATGCCTTTCGCCGACATAGTTGGGTTTCGAATAGCAAAGGCTGTCGTGAAAGGATTGTCTGCCCAAGTGCCGTCGGGCTTTGCCACTTGATTTTCCACGCCAATCGCATCTTTCGCCGATTGCGGAAGCTTCTCTAACCCCATATCTGCGAGTTTGAGTGCGTACATGCCAAGAGAGCCCGTCCAAGAGCGAATATAGTTCTCTACTACAATAGGAGATGCCGTACTCGTATTGCCCACAATTGGAATTTGATGGATAACTTTTCCAATTTGCTTAGCAGTTTCGGAGGTATAGTCCGTGTACTTAAACTGCGGAGCGATATCATTTCGTCCTTCCATGCCAGACGGTATAAGTGGATTCCCGGTTAGCGTGCTTCGATTGGCAAATTGTTCGAGTACGGGATGGAGAACCGCTGGAATATCCATTGGCAGCGCATTCTGGAATAACGCTTCGCCAAGGCCATCGAGAGAACCCGGATTCTTCCGATAAAGCGCATCGAGCGCCATCACGGGCATACTTGCGAAAAGCATCCCGGTCTCGAACATTGGAATTTTCCAAATCGAACCATTGTTCATTTGGACCTGGCCATTTGGCCCGATTCGCGAATATGCAGTGTCTTTGACCGGGCGTTCGGAGCCAATGGGCGCGTCTTCCCATTTATCCGTCATGATCGGGAGCGCCATCACTTTTTGCCAGGTCGGAAGATTCTGGTATCGCTCATCGTCTTTATTGAGCCACCAATTTACGAGAGCGGGAATAGTATAAATCTTCGCCATCTGCGCGGTCGCGGCAACCGGATCTTTCGCAAAAGTTTTTGCTGTCTCGGCCAAGCCCGCCATGTGCTGGCTCCAAAAGGGAGTTGCAGCCGAATACCATTTTACGGCAGACGATGATCCGCGCATCGCAATATCGCCATTCACGCTTCGCGCAGCGAACGCCGCAGACGCCCTAGATTCTGGGTCGGCGTCCTCTCCGCGAACGGCTAAGTATTTCGCGAAGTGGAGGGATTCTTCCATCTTGTGGAATCCGAGCAGCATCGCGCTATGAGCATCTTGTACCCCATTCACCATGCTGCCAAAGATTCCTGTTTTCTGCTCGAGATCTGGAATCTTTTTATCGATATAATCGTGGATGCTACTCCAAGATTCATTCGCCCCACCTGAGCGCAAAAATTCTTGGTAGTCGTCCGATTTTTTTAGCATCCCGCCAATAGCGTCGAACATATGGCGAATTGGAGATGGAGAATCCGTACTCGTCGCCATCGCATTTTCTTGCGAGCGCACAAAGTGGCGTTCCCAGAAAATTGGATTCACCATCTGCATTGCGCGAAGCGCGCGGCCAGGGCCGTTGATGAATTTATTTAATAGATTCGCTTGGCTGGTATCCGTGATCCCTTTGATGGCTTCTGCGGCTTCCGGGGTTGTGTCGAATACAGTTCTTTTTCCATCCACAAAAGATTGGACTTGGTTAGGCCCAAGGTCTTTGTGGCTCGCGCGCCAGAAATCGGCGCTCGTCGCGTCGGGGCTTACTCCGCGATCCAGGAAATATTTGTTGATCTCGTCCCCAGTCACAGTGAATTTCTGCATCGGGGTCGGCGCTTTTTGGAATAAAGAATTTGGCTGGGCAGCGGCTTCGGGATTAGCTTCCGCTAATCCGGCGAGTGTATTGATCACATTATTGCGATCCGCCGCCTGCATAATTTTATACGCATGCAGCAGGTCGTTTTTTAATGGGTCCACAAGATCGCGCTCTGATCCGCCGATGGCCTTGATTGGATTTACTACTTTAAGATTTTTCCCGCCCGGACCCCTCGCTTGATCTTCTTCAAAAAGGCGATTGAAGGAGATATGGTTCGCATTCATGTCCTTTATGGATTTAGCTTGCCCCTCCGAGAAGAGACCGAGCTTTTGCCCATAATCGATAAAGCTATTTTTCCACGCGCCATAATCTTTCGCTGTTTGGCCAAACTCTGCCTCGCCAACTGCTGCGACTTTTGAAGCGGCTTCTACGTCCGTATCTTTACCAAAAGCTTTTATCCCTCTGTCATTTAATTCGCCGACGCGCTTTGCGACCATGTACCGCTGGAAGCGATTCATGTCCACGTCTTTGAAAATCTCCGTATATGGTTTTACATCCGGCAGAATCTCTCTCGTATGCGGATCGAAGGGGCCATATTTCACCGCGTGATTGAAAGCGGAATTTGTTCCCGCAGTTAGACGCGCAAGAGTTTGAGGATTATTGAGCGCCGTTAATTCTTTTCCGCCAGCTAATTCTTTTGCGAGCATTCCAAGGCCGTGCGTTTGATCGAGCACCCGCTGGTAAAGCTTATCCGCCGAAAATGGCGTACCTTGATCTTCTGGCGCAGTTTTTATTTTGCTATCGATATAAGCGTTTGCCGCCTCGAGAGAGCCGGGGATGGGGGGCTCTACAGGAGGCTTTCCTCCGCCGAAAGCATTGTCAAAGGCAGCTATTGTTTTGTGGGTATCATCCCAAAACTTAATTCCATGCAACCCGGCATCTTTCATTTGCTGAGTTATTTTCTGCAAATTGGCATTTATCTCGTCCCCACGGGCATGTTTGGTTCAGCTCCAAAATTCATCCCCAAAGTGCATGGCCCCTGGAGTTCCGGCTAATTCGTCGTTAATCGCCCTAATAAGACGAACGGCACGAGGGTTGGTTGGCTTTAGTATGGATTTTAATTTCTGTAGTCCCTCAGGGGTAGTGGTGTCCACCACTTTGCTCATGTCAATTTTTTCAGACCGAATGTTTGCATCTTTTGGATGGAAAGAAAAATCACCGTCATCGATGTAATTCTTCATATCTTCATGGGATATTATGTGTTCTTTGTCCGCTTCATTCACCCATTGCTTTTTCTCTGCATCATAGGTAAATCGTTCGCCTGAATCTGCTTGGGCCACTATTTGGTTAAATCCAAGGGCAGTCCGCCCCCCGCTACCAGTATCTAAACTATACTTGGCGGCGTCCTCGGGGTTCTCTGCAAAGTGAACCATTCCCCCACCACGGTTGAAATCATAAGTGTCAAATTTAGTATTCGACCCATGGTAGATCTCTTTTTCTTCCGGCATTTGCGGGACTTTTAATTCACTCACCGTCGTGCCGTCCGCCATATCGGGATGCGGCTTTGCTTCGGCCCCGGATACTATTTTAGGCTTAGGGTTTTCGGCGGCCAGGGCTTTGTCATTTTCCGAGACTTCCTCGGGAGGAGCTGCAGCTTTTACTTCGGCGGGAGTTTCCGGATTTTGAACCGATTGAAGCTTCTGCTTCAAAATCGGATTTTCTTCCGCCATGGTGGCGACTTCTGCCGGGTGAACGCCGGTCTCTGCATAAACATTACGCAGAGTGCCAGCAATTTTCGTCACCGGAGCCGAAATACCGTGTAAAGCTCCAACCACAAAAGCATTATCCACAAAATCTTGCGCGCTCGGCATCTTGCCCTCGAGCGCAGAAGCAGTCGTCGTCATGGTAGCGACTTCTGCCGCTGATTTAGCGGCTGTGCCGACAAGCGGGCCCGCCATTTCCCCAACTACCGGGCCGACCATTTTACCGAGCCCCATGGTCGCAACGTTAACTAAGGCACCCTTAGCCGCGTCCACTATCGTGCCGCCAATGCGGCCCATAGCGTCCCCTGGGCTTTGAATGGTGCCTTTCTCGTACTGATCCATCTTCCACTTGCGAATGGCCGCCGGGAGGGCGCCCGCGCCTGCTAGGCCCGTAACTGCGGCTCCGGGGCCGAGTTCCGCTCCAGCGATAGTGCCCCCGATGCCCCCCGCTACGTAGGCCGGAATGTCCCCGGCAGCCGTCGCCGCGCCCGAGGCGATTCGGTAAAACATGTCCGCATGCTCAGGCAGAACAATAGTCGGAGCTTGGAATGCCAAGCTCGCAGACGATTTCTCAAATCCGGCTTTTAATGCGCCCCAAAAGGAATTTGCGGTCTCCGGATTCTTGAAGTTGTAGGCCGCCATTTTCTTGATGGCCGACATATCAGGCTCGGGAGGCGTATCCGGTACCAGGTTAGGGTCGCTTGCGGGACCGGCTTGAGGATCTGGGACTAGATTTGGATCTGCAGGGGCCGCCGGAGCCTCATCTACCAAATTCGGATCCGCGGCGGGAGCGGGGGTCGCTGGGGCTGCGGGAGTTGGCGCGCTCGCGAGTTGGCGATCGGGTTTGGGCTTCGCCGTATCCGCAATGCTCGAGGTCTCTGCGCCGAAACTATTGTCGGCGACAGGATTCGACGGCGCCATTTCAAGAGCGTCAGCCATCTATTTAACTACCTTATACCCGGCTTTTGCCGCTTGTTCGGGGGTACCTAAATATCCATGAGTTTTTCCATCTGGCGTCCTCACGCGAATATTCGCTTTCGGCGCGACAGGCGTATTCGGCACGGCAGCGGCGGGGACATTGCGAAGGGAGTTCGCGTACGCGCTCATGCGCTCTTGCGGCGTCTGCCGATAGGAATCGAGAATCCCGCCCACATAATCAGGATTGGCTTTGCCATTCAGCATTGGGGATAGGAGCTGCGGAATGGTTTTCCCCGCCGCTTGCCCCTTCTGCATAGCATCTAGCCACTGCGCTTGGAATGCCTGATAGCGTTGCGGGCCGTTCGGGTCTTTCATGTTCATCGCGTTCGGGCAGGAAATCACATTCTTCGCTTCTGCTAGAAAACTCTTCTTGAGCATCGAAGCGGCGGACCCGTCCGGCGTCTTATCGATCTCTTTGACCAACCGATTGCGATCGGGGATCGAGAGCAACCCATTTTCGAGATACGGATTTATCTGAGAAATATCTGTGATTCGATCCGTGTTTGGCGTGCCGTCGGGATTGGTCGGAGAAGCGTGAATGCGATTGAGCACGCTAGAGAAAACTTGTGGATCGGTTTTTAATTGATCTTTGGTGTGCTTCTCCATGACGTTGAGCATATACATCATGGCTTGCGGGTTATCTTTGAACGCCGGATTATTTACGATGTCTTTAGCTGATGGTGCGCCAGCTCCACCGCTATACATTTGCTGAATCAATTGCGATTGCGTGTGCTCTACTAAATCCTTATTCGTGTCCGCAATTAATTTCTCTTGTCGCTTTTGCTCGGTGTCCGCAGCTTTTATGTGGGCGTCGGCGATATTGGAAAGCCGATCTTTTTGCGCGAGCGAGAGATAATTATCCCACTCGCCATTATCGAGCATCTTCTTGCCCGATTCTGGATCAGCTTTGATAAATCCCATCGCTGCGCCTTGCGCGAGCTGGGCATTTCCCCATTGCTTTAATTCTGGGGCTTTCGAGGCGGGGAGCCCGCCTGCTTGCACCATAGCGTCTACATATTGACTGTGATTTTGTAGGGCTACATCAAAGCCGTTCGGATCTGCTTCTAGGGCATTTGCCGAACTGCCGACACTTACTTGCGTTTGGTGAACCGCATTCGCGCCCGCGAGTAAGCTCTGAGAGCGGCCCATCGAATCGACAAGATGCTGTTTAAGCGCCGCTTTTTGCCGTTCTGCAAATTCTCGGCCCGCGCGAGTTGTTGGTTGCGGAAGGCTTGCGAATTTATCATCCACGTAATCGGAGAACTTAGCGGCCATCGATTGGCCGTCAGACCCGTCTTCGTTCTTTCCGGAAATGTCATTTGGAGAAGCATTCTGAACTCTTTGAGTAAGTTCATTCCCCATGTCCTGGTGCGCGACAGAGATCGCGGCAGCCTGATCTGCCACGTCCGCTTGCCCAGCTCTACGGTCTACCAATACGCCAGCCGCTTCGATTTCGCTTCCGGCATTACGAAGCGCGGTGCCGGTATTTCCGGTGTCTTCTACGTTCGCCGCTGTTTGGCGCTCTGGCCCGCTCGCGCTAGTTTGCAGATTGTATTCTTGAATTTTTGGCATTAGGACACTCCCGCCCCTGATCCACCATCGCCGCCACCCGAGGACATTCCGCCTACTTTACTCGCCCCACCGACCACATCCCCGAAGGCCGAGATATTGCCCGTAATAAGAGAATTACTCGCGCGATATTTATTGAGATTAAATTCGTTCGCGTAGGCCGCAGCTTTTATGTCGCCTTGATTTTTGATAGTCGCCGCATCCAACGCGCCTTTTGCGGCAGTATCTTGGAGTACGTCTAGCACACTGCCCCCCGATACTCCACTTGCCGCGAATCCTGCGCGCTGGGAGCCGATAACCTTATTCGTATTTACAAGCGAACGGCGGGCATTCTCTTGCGCCTGCTGCTGCACCGTGAGCGCGTTCTGCTGCGCGACTTGCGCATTGAAGTCCGCCATTTGCGAATCTTGTTTTGCTTGACGAAGGTCGCCTACGACTTTCGTCGCGGTCCCTACAGCGGCAAGCATTGGTCCAGCGGCAGCCATTAGTTCCTCACTCTCGAATATAGGGAGCAATCCTTGCCGTTTACCAGGTAAGAGCGGAGCAAAGGAGCATCCAATTGAAATCCTAAGAGTTTGGCCCAGCGGTGCCCTGGCTCGAAATCCACTTCAACGGCGGCTTCAATTCGGTTCACCGGGCAGACAGACAGAAACCTAGAAACAATCCGAGTAACAGCTAGGAAATCCGGCCCCATCGGGGAAAGCAGCATCCACGCCTCGCCTCTCCCCGGCCAGTATTCGGCCACTCCTCCGCACGCGATGGCTCTTTTATCTTTCAATATCGAATACGCAAAGGGCGCTTGTTCGAGTGCTTCGAGATGCGGGGTGCTAAGATATGAAGTGAGGGGGGCCACGGAGGGCTCCTCTTTTAAATCCTCAAAATGTTTTGCTTGGAATTTTTCCAAAACAATCATCTCCGATCCTGAGTTTGCATTTGAAGCGCGATAGCTAAAATTTTACTCGGCAGAGGTTGGTCCTGCCTAAAGAAAAGTTGGTTATCGAAATCGTAATCCGCTTCAATAGTTTCTTGCAGTAAGCCGGTGAAAAGTGGCGGCGCATGGTTTACGGGATCTGCATCCGTGCGAAAGGTAATCGTATCGAGCGCATTTGGGTCCATGCCGAATTTCAGCCCTAAACTTCTATGCAGCATAAATGTAACGCGGGTAGTCCTTCGCGTCTTACCGATCGCGGTACCGTCTGCCGAGCCCGCTTCTTGGCGAAGTAACTGGCCGTCCGAATTATAATTGTAGCCGATATGAACGGTAGCAGAAGGAAGCGGCAAGGTGATCGCGCCCGCCGTAACCACTTGGGGCGTGATCGGAGCGCCATCGGCCAAGATGCCGACCGTTTCGCCTTCTAACCACGTTAGCCCGGAAATCGTTGTCACTAATTTGCGAACCGTGCCTCCCGACACGTATGGTGAGAACCCGGTGCCGTCGATCGTATTTCCGCTCGAATCGTGAAGCGCGAAAGTATTCGCAGTCACGCTTGCAACCGTATACCGATTGTAATTGAGCTGAGTCATCCCCACGATGCCTTTTATCTGAACTTGATCTCCGTTCGACAGCCCATGCGCGGTCGCGGTGATTACGACGGGATTCGCCGCCGTCGCGCCGCTCATCGGGATTGGATTATCGAACACCGCTCCGCAATCGAGGAAATGGCAATCCTCTTGCAGATCCGTATCCTCGAACATTTTCCCCATGTATTCGATATATCGCTTTGTTGCACCGTTTATGTATCTACGAACGACCATCCAAAGCTCGTCGCGGGTGCCGTCCGGGGAGGGGATCACTGCTACCGATTCAACAGCAGCGAAATCGAGCGCCGCATCGCTCGAGCCCCCCAACTGGTGCCGATGCCAGCCAAGTTTTAGCGTTTGCAAATCGCGTTCATAAGTCATGCCGAGAAGCGTGCCATCTATGCGGGGAAGCCAAAGAATGCTTTGCGGAATTTTTTGATACGCTCTGTCTGTTACTCCGGTGCTAGTGATGTGCTCCGCAAGTTCCGTCAAATCCGTCGCGCGATATCCATCAATGTCGAAGAAGTAGAGGAGTTCGCGCAATTTCTTTGCGCCTCTTTGAACGAAAACTGTCGCTTTGCCGATCACTGTCGCTGCAATAGATACGCTTCCCCACGCCGTCGTTTTCTTAGCCGAGATATTTAGCGGAGTCATCGCTTCTTGATTGATCGATGGCCGAATAAGCCACTCGCCTGCCCCAGATCCGCCGAGTAACCCCTTTTCATCCGTGCTAAGCCACTTCATTACGTTCTGATCGTTTGAAGTTAAATTGAAGCTAAGCGCATCGCTATCGATTACGGTTCCGTCGAGTTCTGTCGGGGCAAAATTCTCATAGTCTGACGATTGTGAGCAGTCGACGCGATTCGGATATTGCGGCGCTCCCGCATAACAAAG